GTAAAGCGCGATTTTTTTGCCTTTTCTCTAAGATTTTTTTCTACGGCGGCGCTTAGTGGTTTTCTTTTTGGTGCCATCTTGATTCACTCTTGATTTTTGAACAGCTTTGATGTCGATAAACTCGCCGCGTTTGTAGGCTTCAGAAGTTCTTTTTATTTCTGCCGCCTTTGCAGCTTTATTCTTCGCCCCTGAAAGGTACTTTTTAGGAACACCCGTCTTTTTGTCCTTTGCAACTTTTCGGAAGCGTCTGCGAGCCATTAGTCTTTGTCTGATTTAGGTTTTGACTTCTTAGGCTTTGGCTTTTCGCCTTTCATGTCATTAAGTTTTTCAAAAAATCCTTTTGCCATTATTTTTTGCCCCCTTTCTTCTTTTTCTTTTTGCCTTTCGGCTTCATTCCGCCTGTATGGTATGGCATAGGTTTAAATTTAACTCTATATATACTAGAATAACCTTGAATGAGGTAAAAAGCATTGTTGACAGCAAAAAAGATGCAAACAATAATGAATGAAGTTGTTGGCGGGAAAATAGTAAAAGAAAACGAGACAGGCGAAGAAAAAAAGTTTAGACAAGAGATAGTTGCATCTGTGAAAAGAACAAGAAAGATTGCGAAAGAAAAAGGAATCAAGAATACTGTCATAGACTTTACTCCTGAGTTCCCATAAAAAAACCCCCTTTCGGGGGCTGTTTGTTTAGCGATATAAATAACCGCCGTGTGGCCTGCGCATAACTCCTTCAAACAATGCTTTTTTGTTTTGGAAAAGATTGAATCTTGCGCCTTTAGCAGGGGCGTTCCAACTTGCGGGAAGAAATA